GCGTATTATTAACAAAAGGTGGTTTCGGTAGATGGGTATAAACTCGTAAGAGATATTAAATCGCCGTCCTCTATGAGCGTTGTACGTCTGAGGATCCTGCTGGTGGTTACCGCAGGTGTGTAACATGCAGAATACAGCGGATATCTGAGTGGATATGTGGCGCAATTTGCCAGTTTGCCATTTCAATGTGTCTATCATACAATAATTTGAATTATTATTTAACTGTTGAGGATCCTTCAGCACTTCAGGGGGCAATGGTCTCTATGGTTGCAAGAGTGGAGCCCCTGTCGTATCGTTTCCACGGTGTGGTGTTTGCCCACCACATCGTTTCATTAGTATCGTAATCTGTAGTGCGTTGTACGCCTACATAGCAAATAAAGAGTTTATAATGGTTTAAATTGTTGTTTTGATGTTGACATCTTGTACTCGTTGTTCTTTTAAGGTTTTCATATATGATGCATTTGTTTAGAAAGAAGAAACAATCCTTCTCATTGAACAATCAAAATTCTGTAACTGTAGTAAATAGTTATCAACCGCTTTCTACTGAGGATGAGGATGATGCGCAGGAGGAGCTGCGCAAATTGCGTGAACGTGTGAAACAACTTGACTCTCTTGTTGGTGTTTTGGAAAATAAGATTGCTAGTTTAGAGAGTAAGCGTACGGTTGTTGAAGTTGAACAACCGACTCAGCAGAAACGGTTTAGTAAAATTTGGGCTGCCGCCACTGGCGGAGCCAAGTCTCCAAAAGTTGTTTCTAATAGTCCAGTTGTGACGATTCCAGTTACCAGGTCCAGTGAAAAGAAAATTTTGGTGAAGCTTGACGCGTTGGATTACAAACTTACAATGTACCGTTTAAATCGATGGTATAGTCATAAAGTTACTGTACATGGGTATTCCAAAATTGCCATGGTGTTTGGGAGGTGTGTAGAAGCCATGCGTGATTTCGTTGGGTTTGGGCAGGAGGAAATGCTTCTTGCCTTTGGTGGTCCTGGTTCTTTGCTCGCCTATCGTATTGAGTGTGATGGTGTCGATATGGATGGGTTATTTAATTTGTTTCAAGTGACTAAAGACATGCATTTTCGTCCACATTATATTACGTGGCGCATCCCTGTTGCGGATGTGTTTGTCATTAGTCTTGGGTTGAGTGCCATTGTGTTTGGACCCACCTCTAATGGGGTGGTTATGCGTATTATAGTTGAATATTTGAATGATGAGGATTTGAAGATTTTTTCTCGAGTCGCAAACACATTGGGTATCTCGGTGCAAGGCGTTGCTTCTTCAGTCAAAGTTCCTTCTGTGGCTTGGAAACCTGTGAAGGCGACTGGTGCCGCGGGGAGATCCCCTGCTGGCAATGATGCTTCCAGTTATGCTGGGGTTTTGGGTTCCCGTGAGTTTGATACCTCATGTGATCACTACGAAGAAATGGATCATTGTGTTAGTGATGTTGATCCGTTAGTATATTGCAACAATGATGATGCTAAAGTGGGGCGTGTGTATAAGTTTAAGTTTGTTAAGAAGACGCCCCCGACCACTCAACGTAGTGTGACCTGTACAAGTGGTTCATCTATATGTAGCTCAATTAGTGCGGTTTCAAGTTCAAGTAGCTACTCTAGTTCATCCTCATTATGTGGATGTACTAGTGCATCTAGCAGTGGTGTTACCAGCACCGTTGCAGATAATAAGCAGATATTATTTTCCTCTGTTGAGAGTGTTCAGTCTGGTGGCTTGTTGTACAGCACCAGCGCTCCCTCCGACGTCAAAATGCATGTACTTAGTGGTGACGTCCCTGTGGAGGATAAATTCGTTGTTCCATTCGATAGTGGCGCTTATGACAGTACTTGTGAGAGTGAAAATAAGAAAATAGTCGTTTCAAAGAAATATACTTTGTGGCGCTCTCTTTACAAGTATTATTCTGGTCGATTAATTGATGTTGAGCGTAGTTTTGAGTTTAAGAAACACTATGATAAATGGTTCAACGCTGATTGGGACAACATGGACTGGGATCAGGTTGGGAACACACATCGAAGATATGTTCAGGCTTTGGCTGATTTTGTTGGTATGGCCGATGGTGGTCCTTTGGTTAATCGCATTATGCTCAATTGCGATGAAAAGAAATTGGAAAATTGTATTTTGGCCCACAATGTTACCAGTTTATTCTTGAGTTTCGGATTCAAGGAGCAAAGTATGAGATACAAGATCACGGGTGAAGCCATCACTGAGATCATCTCTACTTTAAGACGGTCCGATCGTCAAGTTTGTGGAATATGTCTGGATCATTGTTATAGTGTCACTAGGTGTGGACACCCAGTTCATGCTAATTGTCTTAAAGGGTGGGTACTGGCTAATACTAGTCATGGGACTTGTTATGTTTGTCGACAGAATTTACTTGATGCTAAGAACTTGTCCCGGCCTATTACACATTCTGAGTGGTTTGTGCCTATTATTAAGAAAGCTTATCAATATTTGGTCGATGGTACCAATGGCAGTGACCTAGAAGTTAAATCTTTGGCCTATAGTATGAATGTCAGCCCACTAGTTGCACAACAACAACTCGCGACGTGTTTAAATAATGGTGTTTTTTATGTTGATGCGTGGAGACAAGAGCAAATAATGGATCGGTGGGGCCAAGCTGATAGTAAAATGCAACAGGGTTTTATGATTCGAGCATCAGCATTGGGTCGTGGGGTTGATGTGCCATTGCCACAGCCTCAGCTGCCTATGAGTAGTGGCGGTGGTGATGACAGTCATGTTGTTGTTGATGGGGGAGGTGTTGGGGTTGGTGCTGGCGCTAGCAGTAGTGTGTCTACTGGTGGTGTCAGCGATACAACATCCAGTGTGGCGCCTGGTGGTGTTGTTATGAGTTCTGGCGGCGATATTGAAGATAGATCTGAAATGGTTCGTCCTGAAGACCTATTGCGAGGGGCTGATGTTGTACCGCTGCCCCTAACATTGGGTCCGCAGATTAATTTACCGCGCTTTCGTAATTTGGTATTGCGTGCGTATCAACATTTGCAGTTTGATACATTGGGCATGTACGTTCGCGTTGGTGGTCATGTTTGGCGTAATTTGGCAATTAGTCTGTCTGAAGTTATGGGAGTTTCCTGGCATTTCGACAATTTCTATGATGAAGATGGTTATTGGGATATGAGTAATGAAGATCTCATGGAATTGTATAGGATATGGAGAGAGGCTGACCCTCAGTCAGTTCAAATTTTTGAATTGCGAAATAGAAATTTGGGTCAGAGTTTTTTGGTAGAGGAGGCGTTGAGGGGCGGGCTACCCACTCCTCCTATAATGCTGGGAGCGCCCGCCCCGCCGCCAGGGGGCGGGGGTGGCGTATTAAACAATAATGGGGTCACCCCCCCTTTTCCATTACAGCCAGCTGTTGGACAGGGACTGTATGGAATTAGGTTACCGTATAAACTTTATGATCGTGAATTTGATGCCTTGCAGCATATTTACCACCATTTGGTGTTGATTAAGGGCACGGATTATCATGTTACTCCATATTTGGCTAATGAATTGTTAATTGTTGTTGAGGAAGCACGACGTATTATGTGGCAGGAAATCGATGATCCGAATAATGTCACCATGATTTATCATTCCATCAGCGACACTGTCGTTCCGTTGGATAGTAAGGTGTGTGTGCATGTTAATAATTCTAGTATGAATGAGATCACTTTTGTTGCTCCGCACCCGGATAGTCGGTGGCAAGGCGTTCAGGCGCCTTTAGCTGGTGGGCGTATGTTGTGCTCGCATTCTCCGTGTCAAGGTTGCAATTGTTGGGGAGGTAGGAAGGTTTTATTGGGCGTCAATTCTCTTTATAATTATGAACCACTCAGCATAGTGAGAATTTTGTTGCGACATGAAAGAGTGTATAGTATAGTCATGCCGTTTGAAGGCAATGCTGGCAAATTCCCTAACAATGAGGGTAATTGGAGAACGTATTTCCATGGGCGAAAACTTATGGTTGACATGCATTTGCGTGGTAGTTCAGTTATGAGTTATGTCCATCCCTCATGGATGTGCCATGATAGTTTTCATGTCGTTTATTTGGATGATGGTGAAGCTGAGTTTAATAATCCGTACGTGCGTGATAGGGATCTACGTGGTGTGGTGCGACGAGCTGTTGGCCTTTGCGTGCATGTTAGGGTGTTGACGCATGGCATGTGTCTTGTCAGATTCCTGTTGATGAACCCCGGGCACGATGTTACGGTTGATGCCAAAACACATACTTCGTTTAATGTGCAAATGGATGTTCGCAATGTTTTGGCTTTTGGTGAGGGGTTCCAGCCCAGTTATAATAAACCTGTTTTTGTCAATTGCTGGGCGAAATTGGGCAACATGATTTTGATGGATACTAAAAATAGTCAATTTGTTGTTCCGATTGAGATGGTGGAGGCGGCGGCCAACGCAGCCTTAGGGTTACCACGAAATAGTGATAATTATGTTTTGGTAACTAATGCAGTGAAAAGGGTTGTAGCGAACTTGAACCTCGATTCGCAATTGGAAAATTTGCCACATTTGACTGCTATTGCTGTGGCTATGGGGTTCACCTATTCAGCAGATTTAGAGGTCGAGATGCTGAACTGGCATGTGTTACCACTGGTTGGTTTCTCTTGGTTGCGTTTTGTCGGTTTGGGTGGCTATACTCGGGGAGATCAATTGCGCCACCTGACCAGTACCTGGACGTCTACTAGGTTTGCGTTGCATAGAATGTCATTACTTGCACTCTTTTTGTTGATTTGTTACGGAGGCCGAACTATCATCATTGAGAGTGTGGGGGTGGGGATAGGACGAATTTTGTTTTTAATAATTGAGGGAAGGATACCTGGGTTTATCATCTTCCTAATCACCCTTTTAATGGCTTTTCTGGTTAATGGACGCGATTTGTTCACCATAACCCTTAAGTGGTGGTGTGTTGGTCTGGGTTTCTGGATGCTGAATCAACTGTTGGTGAGCCAACTTACCAATACTGCGTTTTACGGGGTCGACCTGGGTACTATAAAGCTCGAAAACTTTTTTCAGTATGTACTCGGGAATCGGGCTACCCCAAGTTAAGTTTACGTGGCCTTGGAAAGATCTTAGTCCCATCTTTCTTTAAGTGCCGCCCTACAGTTGGTTCTACATTGTATGGGGTTGGTTGCGGTACACATCTTCCTTCTTGTTTTAGGTCTTGCACTTGTAATGAGTTGTACTCTGTGCAGGGGAGGTGTTTTATGCGCATACCATGGGCCGATAATCCTCATACATTTGGTTTGGTTGCTGGTCGTATTCGACGTATTGAAGCAACATTAGAGCGTATGGCTAATTTTTATTTGCTACCGCTGTTGTACATGCGGTTTATTCCACGATGGGCAGTCGTGGATTTGGCTCAAGACTTCGACACCTGGGTAGGGAGGTTTTCCCTACAGCGCCGTGTCCAGCTTAAGAAGCATTGGGATCGGTGGAATTCTGGTATGTTTATTTCATCTAAAGAATTTGCTTACCGAGCCTTTGTCAAGCGAGAACATGTCGTTGTGGATTCTATTGGTGGCTCCAAGGCCTTTGGGGTCCCCCGCTTGATTCAGGGGCGATCTGAAATTATTAAGGTTGCCACCGGTCCCTTTACTTATAGTTACGCTAAGGAGTTACGTCGAGTTTGGAACAACTTCGACCATTCATTCATTGTTTACGCTATCGGGTTTACAGCCGAGCAGCTTGGGGCATTTGTGTCATGGTGCGTTGTACGTGGTTATGACATATTTATTGACATTGATATGAAGCGGTTCGATAGTTGTGTCCATCCTGAGTTCTTGAAATTGTTGCATAGAATTTATAAGGCGTTGGGCGCTTCGCCTGAACTCATGCGGATTTTTCATCGCCGGTTGAAAAAGCGGGGTATAACTGCTCATCATGTTTTATACCTGTTAATCGGCCAGGTTGGTTCCGGGGATGGTGATACTTCTTGTTCTGATACAACCTTTTGTGGGTGGATGCTTTTGGTTATTATTGAAGAACTTTGCATCCTCCTGCGTGTTCACGTTTCTCTGGATCTTAAGTTCCGCGCACTCGACATGGGGGACGATGTGTTGATTCTGTCGTGTAGGAGTATTATGGACAATCGAAATCTTTGGTTGGACCGGATTTATCGATCTTTTGGGTTTTTGCCTGAAATTGCTGTTCATAAGAGTCTTTCCTTCGTCTCCTTTTGTTCTTCTAGATTTTGGCCGACCAGTTCTGGGTTGGTCCTTGGACCAAAGATTGGTCGTATTTGTTCTAAGACGTTTTGGTCCATTGATACTGTATCACAACCCACTAGTTGGGTAAAAAGCATCTGTTTGGGACTCCTTAATGAATGCACCTTTGTGCCAGTTTTGCGAGTCCTGTTGCCCCACCTCATTCGACTTTGTGGTGATGTTGTAGCTCACCCTGTCTATGAGGAATATCGGTTCCACGCACGCTCGGAGCATGAGGTGTGTGATGAAACTTGGGATATGATGTTTCAGCTTTACGGGCTCAGTCGTGCTAACGTTCTTGCTCTTGAACAGTTTGTTGAAGGTGTGTCTCTAGGGCAGTTGATCGTACATCCATTTCTTCAGTGTATTTGCGATGTTGATCTGGGCTTCGTTTAGCTTTCCTTGGGTGGATGGGTGGTGGACCACGTGAGCGTGGTGGTGGAGTGGAGGCCACTCCACGTGTCTGGCATGGCTGGACTGTGGTGGGACCCCGGGTTTCCGGGGGGGCTGGGACCCGCCACGAAATACTACTTGTAGAAAATACTGCTTTGCAG